GGTGCCGTCAAACGTGACGTTCGGGCTGCCAGCAAACGCTCCAGCGTTATTGAATTGGACTTGGGTGTCGGCGCCGCCAGGGACTCCAGAACCGCCGCTGCTAACGACTTCGGGTTCGTAGGCGGTGACTGCAGTGACAAGCGTCGGGAAGTCACCCACAGGGACTTCAAACTTGTTCCGTGAGGCTTCGCGGGCTGCTGTGATGCGGGCTGGGCGGAAACTGACGGTGCCTTCGACGCCGTCCACATACAACGTGATTAGATCGCTGCCGATGTCCAGGTTGGCCAGCGCGTTCGGGTTGATCAGCAGCAAATCGGCCAGTGGCTCGGACATGCCGGCTGTACGCATGGAGACGTACAACGTGTTGGCCGCTCCAGTCGCCAGGTTGATGAAGGGACCTGGGGCGGATGTTTCCAGGCCGATTACATCGGGCTCGTTTATTAAACTAAAGTAGATGCCTGGTGTACCAGAGAACTGACCCGAGGCGACGGTAAACAGTTTGCAGTACGCGACGCTCGAACCATTAACCTTTCGGCCTGGAACGATCTCGTGATACGCCAGATTGAAGCTCACGGCTCATGGCAAGAAACGCTAAGCCAAGCTTAACGGCCCTATTTCGAGCCAGGGCTTCTACTTTTTTGTATCTGAATTGCTGGTCCAGGGGGCGTGAATGCTCATGCCCCCTCCAAGCAAACGGCTGTCGCCCGTTTGTAACTCTTCGTCAATTGGCTCATCAACGACAACAGGGCCTGCTGCTTCTGGCTGGGTTTTATGCCAGTCCTCGACGGCACGGTCCAGGCGGGGTTTGAGGGTGGCTTGGAACTTGAAGTCCTTTGCCGCTTGGTGGACGTGGTCGCGCCAATCCCTCGTGCTGTATCGCACCAGCCAGGTTGTGGTCAGGACTTTTTTCGGGAGATGGCGTTGAGGAGGCTGATAACCAGTTGGATCCAGCTGTTGCTGCGGATGGGCAGCAGGGTCAGGATTTCGCTCCCGGCGGCAGCCAGGATTGCGACGACAGCGATAGTGGTGGCGTCCATTAGAAGTACTTCTCTAGGTACAGCTTATTGGGTTAGTTCTCTCTTTAGGTGTTCTAGTAGCGCTTTTTCGTGTGGCTGCATCCCGGCGCGATCTTTAAGCTCCAGCTCGAAAACCCGGAGGCGCACGGTGCGTAAATACACCTCGTCCACCATGCTCCGCACTTCAGACGTCTTCGCATAGCGCATTTCCACGCCTAAAACAGCGCCGGTCAACGTCACAAACAGGCCGATCCCGATCGCAAACGATTCAAGACCTAATAATGTACTATTCTGGCCTTGGTTCGGGGGTTCCATTGCGCTCTTCGCGTAAGCGTTGGATGAGGGAGACCTCCTCCCCGACATCCAAGTTATCGGGAAGAACTTCACCCCGTTGGAGCACCCGAAGGAATGTTTCGTCCGACAAACCTCCACGAGCGTTGATCTCGTTAAGAACTGCAACGTCCTGACCGATCAGACGGTAGAAATCAAACTCCCGATCCAGCACGATTCTCGGGGCTTCAACTCCCAAATACGCCGCTGCTAGCGCAAATGCCTCGTTTAGGGCGCTTTCAAGCTCTAAAGACAGGATTGCTAGGACACTATTGGCTTGGGCTTGGTCGACGCGCTTGGCGTCTGCTGACTCGCCCACAAATTTTTGACCGAGCAGCTTGGTTACGCCGAGCGTTGCCATCTGTTGCTCAAGTTGCTCAATTTCGGCGCTCTGAGACGCAAAACTGCTCGCGTCTGACTGGATGTAGTAAGCCTTGTGGCCCGGCTCCATCGAAATACCGTAGTTGGGACCAACCGATGCGCTAGATGCGTCCTCGTCCCAGCCCTCAAGCACCAATGTCGGCATTGCCGCGATGTGCAAAGCGTGGATTAGGTCGGCTTGGCGCTGGTAATGCGTGATGTTCAGGGAGGCGATGTCCTGGAGCGGCGGTTTGCTCAGCAGCATCCCCTCACGGGACGCGTAAATCGGCACTAGCGGAATTTCTTCGATGCTCAGAGTGCCGCTGGTCACCACGTTCTCTTCTGGGGTGCCCTCCCCACGCTCGTATGTCTCAAAACGACCGGGGTAAATCACGGTCATTTGCTCGATCTTGTCCTCGCCAAACTTGCCCGCTGGACGGGTGATCACCTGGTAAATCCGCACCTGCGAAAGTGGGGCGCTGGGAAGCGTGTTTTCCTGCCGCCAACCCCAAATCTGTGGGGCGTCAATGTGGTTGAAGTACGGGCGGCGGCTAAGCGCTCGCTCCTCCGCCAAAGTCAGCGCTCCAGGGGCGTTGGGGTAGTCGACCAAAATGGCGCTGTGCCCGTAGGTCAGCGTCGAAATCATGGCGCGACGGGCGTATTCGTTTATCGAAGAGCCCAGACCGTCGACGTTACGGGCAAAATCTTGCCAGTACTCGTCCCCAAGCACACGGATTGGACGGCGCAGGACTAGGCCGGCGGCGTTCTCGATGATCCGGATCGTGAATGGTGAGAGGACGCTGCGCCGAATACGCGCTTTCCAGGCTTCCTCGTCCTCGCGGGGCTCTTGAGGCAGGTAGATCGGGGCGTTTAGACGGATCCAGTCGCTGCCGTTCGTTACGGCTTCCATGATTCGCCAGCCGTCCGACATCGCTGCGACGTCGTTGTCCCGGTAAAACGGGTCGTCGGTTGCCGTTGACCCAGACAGATACCCGGAATACGCTGTATTGCTAAACGCAGGGCCTGGATACACGGCTATCGACCTGGATTTTGTTAGTAGCAGCTTACAGCAGCACGAGTTGATTACCAAACTCGATAGCTAGTGCCGCCCGATTGGGTGCTTTTGTTTAAGTTGAATTTCATCAGACATAGGTAGCCGAGAGCATCGAACAAATGGTCTACCCCAAGCTTCTTGTTGGGCATCCCGTTGGCGTCGTAGGTAAGGGTGCGCAAGGATTTAATCGTTTCCTTGCAACGGGGGTGAATCTTGAGACGCCGGACGTCATTACTGTCTAATACAGCCGTGTTGACACAGTTCACCTTGTCCCGGACTTTCCAGGGAGAGCGGGGACTGCTTACCTTTATGCCGCCCTTGCGAAGAATAGCGTGGTCCGTTAAACCAACACCAGCTGTCTTCCTGGCTGCACCAGTCGGATCGGGTGATACGTCCTTACGACGCTCCAGGCCGAATTTTTCGTTGATGGCCTCGACCATTTCCCATGTTGTCGAGTTGACCATAACAATTTCGTCGAAGATGTGGAGTTCATCTTCTACTCGAACTGCGCAAACACAGCTCATATTATCAATGTTAAAGTCCAAGCCGAGGTAAAGGGTGAGTTCGGGGATGTCCTTGACGGTTTTGTCGATGTTGTCTTCGGAGAAGTTGACGGCGACGAGGCCGGAAAGGTTCTCGAAGGAGGCTTCGAACTCTTGGCGAAAGGTGCGGGGGTCGAGTTGGGAGCGGGCGGCTTCGACTTCCTCGGCTGGGACGTTGCCGCCTTCAATCGTGGTATAAGACCAGCGCTTCCATAATCCGCTTGGGTCTTCTTCCGCGTAGCACCACAGGTCGTAAAACCAGCTCGCCGTTCCATCCGGCGTTGAAATGAATAAGGCCCAGCCCTGCTTGTCGGCTAGCGCGGGGCGGAGCACTTCGAACCAGACGCCGGGGTCCATGAAGGCAGCCTCGTCCAGCACCACGCCGCTCAAACTGCGACCGCGAAGCGCCATGGCGTTTTCGGTTCCTTTCAGCTCGATAGTTGATCCATTTACGAGTTCGAGCTTGAGGTCCGTTTCGTTTTTCGCTTTTATCCACGCTTTGGGCACCAGTTGTTTGAGGACCTTCCAGGCGATGTCTTTCGCCATGCGGTAGGTGGGGGCGCAATAGAAGAAGGTTTCGCCCGGTTTGTCGATGGCACCGCGTAGGAGTTCGATGCAGGAGAGATACGATTTGCCGAAACGGCGGCCTGCTACAAGGACCCTAAAGCGCTCGCGGCTGTTGAATACTGCGCCTTGCGCTTTTCGTAGCGTTAGTTCTGCCGTTCCAGCAGGCATTTAGGTGAGGAGGGCGAGGAGTCCGGCTAAGCATACAAGGGCTAGCACAGAAGAGATGATGTAGGCGGTGTGGTCGGTGGGGTCGAGGCGTTGTGGCGCGGGGCGAGTCTGTTGGGGTGGCTGATACGTGATCGGTTCGGGGACGGGGCGAACTGGGTCTGGAGAAACTATGCGCAGGGTTGAGACGCTGGTGGGTTGGCGGTACACCGGAAGGGATGAGTTTCGGCGCATGTGCGGACTTACCCAGACGATCTTTCCGTTTGACATGCGGCGGTAGTGGCCGCGCACCAGGCTGGGGCCGGTCTTTCGGGTGCGGGTGCGCCAGGTGGTGCGCCAGCCCCAACTGCGTCTGCGGTAGCCCATTAGTTGCGGCGCTCCAGGCAGGTGGTGGTGTACTTGGTGGGTTGGGTGCAGGTTGTGGTGATGCGCGTGGGGGTGCTTCGGGTGGTGGGGGTGCAGTAGTTGCCGTAGCGGTAGTAGCCCGGTGGGCAGAGGCCCTGGCCGCTCCAGGGCACTGCTGTTTGGGCGAGTAGCACAATAGCCAACATTGTGATGCTGTATTTTTGGGGGGCTTGTTTTAGCGTAGCACAGAATGAACCCCTCCCCCCTGTGCTAGGATAGACAAGAAGCCAGTTGTATCAGTAGGTTCCCTACCCGCCACTGTGCCACACAAGAAACCGACCACCACCCCCGGTCGGCTGCCCCGACCCCGCCGATCCCGTGCTAGGGTAAAGGGGCAAACGGTTCACCCAAGGCCATGCTCTTCAAAGTTGTTGTCAGCCTCATCGATCGCAGCAACCGCCCCAGCGGTGCGATCATCGGGTTCTCTTACAACGTGCAGGCAGAATCAGCAGAGCAAGCCGAGGCCATGGCGACAGCACGCACAAACCAGCTCCATCAGCCTGGCCTTTACTTCATCGAATCAGTAAAAGACGTAACTCCTACAGTCTCTCGCTACTGATCAACAGCAAAACAAAAGCCCCGCAACTGCGGGGCCTTTTTTGTGCTCAATCTTCGATCTTGATGTTCAGGTTGGGAACGTTAATCTCTAGCGCCTGCTGACCCTCTCCTGCTGCCCTGCCGATAGCGTCCATCAGCTGAGCCGCTGATGTCAACTGGTTCTTGCGCAGCGCTTGGTTCACGGCTCGGAACCTCATGGACATGAGACGTGCAAGTATAGTCTCACGTTCCAGCTCGAAATCTTGCTGGTTCATTGCGCACACCGCTCGCCAGTCACGCCAGGCCGTGGTTTCTGCGATGCTTTCACGTTCAGCGTGCTCTAAGACCAGCTGACGGCAAGGCAGGCCACTGAGCTGGGCTTTGTACAGCCTTTTCTGCCGCGCTTCAATCACGGCGTCTGGGTTCCTTTTACCGAAGGGTCTCTGGGTTCCTTTCAGTTCTTCAGACTCACTCACAACGCGCCGGCTGATTTAGGTTCAATCTACCCAAAAGCACAGCAACAAAAAAGCCCACCTGAGCGGTGGGCCGTGAGGCGAGCGCAGCGAGCCTCACTAGGCGGCGACCAGCTGCAGCGCTGCTGCCGCACGCTCTACGAACTCGGCAGCCTGGCGACGACTGAGCGAACCAGCAGCCTCATCCTTCGCCAGCGAGGCCTGAATCCTGAGGTTTTCAATCAACGCATCGGCCAACAGCGTGCCGCTGTAGGCGTCGACCCGCAGGACGTCGCGATCACCGCCGAACTTGCCACGTTCCAGGCTGATCCCGTTCAGGCCAACCCAGAGCGTGTCGGATTCTTCAATCCGGAACATCCGTTCTGTGACGTGCTCGGTGGTGGGTTCTTGCGTGCCACCACTGCGAACGGTAGTGGTTTCGATGATGCGGGGCTGGTGGAGGTTTGCCATGGGTTTTCTCCTATGGGTGGGGAAGGATGCGAGCCGGGCTCTCGGCTCGCTTGATCTGTACTGTAGCAGAGAAGGGGCTGTGTTGCGAGAGCCGTCAGGCTCTCGCTTCGAGCGCAGCGAGAACCGAACGCGCCAGGTAGGTCATCGCGTGGTTGACCAGCGCGGTCTTCATGTCGTCGGGCGTTTCGACCGTGTCACCCTCCAGCAGTTGCAGCCGGCTTGTGCAGCCGAACGCGCCGCACGCTTCATCGGCCCAGTGCAACACAGAGTCTTCATTGCGATCGTAGAAACGGATCAGGTCTCTCGTGTAGCACTGATCAAGGTTGACCCAGTCGCTCTGCTCGTAATTACAGAGCCCAGACTCGGAAGGGTCGGCGTGCTCGTAACGCTCCAGCAGCTCCGAAACGCAGTCGTCGTCACAATCCCAGTCCTCACGCTCCAGCACGTAGCGCAGCGAGTCGTAGTCGCAATCCACAGACTCCCGCTCGCACCAGCCGCGGTAGATCTCCCTGGCGGAATCGCTCAGCGATTCCCAGCCGCTGAAACACGCGCCAGGGTCGAAACGGTATTCCTGCAGGTAGCGGCTGAGCCTGGCATAGCCAGGCGATGCCGCACCTGCATGGTGCTCAGACCAAAAAAGCCACGATCCAGCCACATAATCGAAACGCTCGCAGTCAAGCGTGGCGGTTGCTAGTTGCATTGGGTTGCTCCTTAAGGTGGGGTAGCGGGTTTATTGTATCACACCTTAGCTACGGTGTGAGGCGCGCCAGTTTCGGCGGTGAGCTTGTCGGCAAGCTCCCACGCTGCGGTGGGATCCTGCGGCGCGGGAATCAGCTCCCACGCTCCAGCCCTGACAATCACAATCACGGTGTTCTCCTATGGGTGTGGTGGAACCCTGCCATCGTATCACAGGATCGGCTGTTTGTGGGGGCGCCAGCCCCCACGTCCCAAAATCCCCATTTCTCCCAAAATCTCCAAAATCCCCATTTCTGTGATACGGTAGAGAGGCTTGGGCGGTAGCAGCCGCTCCAGCGTCCCAGCCACTGAGCACCCCATGGCCACACAGATAGAAATTCAGCAGCGCCAGAGTTACGCGCGTTCGCTGATGGAAGCCGGGCTACCGCAGGCCCGTGTTGCAACCATGATCAGCGCACGCCACGGTGTCAGCCGCTCCAGCGCTTACCGCGACATTGAAGCGGCACACGCGGAAATGGAAGCCTGCGATCACGGGCCAGCCGCCGATGAACTAACCGCTCCAGCCCCTGAAGAAGTGGAAGCCCTGCTAGTTCACCGCTTAACCGTCGCGTGCGCAGCCGGTGAGGCTAAAGACGTCGCCGCGCTGATCAAATCCCTGGACACCGTAAAGCGCTGGCGCGGAACGGGCCAGCCTCACAGCGCATGGGCGTAAGTCTCGCGCGACTCAACCTGCAAACACTTAACGATCCAGCCAATGAATCCCACTGTTGCCGTGCTGAGCGGTTCCCTGATCATTCGCCTAACGCCGAAGCAGCTTCAGAACCTGCTTAAGCAATGGCAAGAGGATGGGCAGCCGGGCGATCAATTAACGTTCCAGCTGGTCAAACCTGCGCAGTGATCAGGTGCTTCGGCCGCTCCAGCTCAGCCAAGGCTGCCGCGTAGGCAGCCTGAGCCTCGGCCTGGGTGACAAAGCTCCCTAGGTAGTGGTTTTTGCCGCCATGCCGAATCCGGGCCTGCCAACGGCTGCCGTCCGGATACGCGCCAGCCCTGGCCCTGCGCGTGTTCAGCTTGTTTCGCCTATTGGTCAGCTCCCGTAGGTTCCACCAACGGTGGTTGTAGTGGTCGCGGTCGATGTGGTCGATTTCATGAATGGGCCACGCTCCAGTCATGAATGCCCAAATCACCACCGCGTAGGGATGGCGGGCCTTGCCATGAATGGAAAGTTGGTGACTGCGCGTTGAATGGTTCCCGCGTAGCACGCGATCGTTATCGCGGCGATGTAACGCGCCAGTCAACGGGTTGTAGCTGTACTTCTCCCAGAGATACTCGACGGGAGGCTTCTCGTTTAGAGTGCTCATGGCAATCGGGTGCTTCGGTTGTCCGGGAACGGGAGGCTGCTACCTCGCCGTTCCAGCCATTCTACATCACATGAATGGGGCTGGGTCTTGTGAGACTCGACCTATGAATGGGCCAAATCCTCGAAATACCGGATAGCCCTGTCTTGAAAGCGCGTTTCGGCTCCTCGCAGTTCCAGCTCTGAAAGGAGACGCACCTGAGGCGCTCCAGAGCGGCGCGCTACCACGATCGCCCCAGCCTCTGGCTTGATTCCGGTGAGGTGTTTGAGCTGAAGGCTGTAAGCGCCTAGTTGGTCGATGTAGTTGGAGAGCATTTCTTCGCTTCGGGCGTTCTGGCTTGTCTTCCAGTCGCAGATCGTCAGCGTGCCAGCTACATCCACGAGGGCATCGCACGTTCCAGCCCAGCCCCCGGGGTGAAAGCCGCTGAACTCCACCGCGTGGATAGCCGTCACGTTCTCAACGATCCAGCTCCTTAAGCCCCTTGCATAGCCTGATGCGTGCCAGGAGACCCTTGGGGCGCCCTCTAAGGCCCTTTCAAGGCCCCATTTGGTAATGGCGGGCGGGCAACGCTCCAGGCCGTCCTCACGGGCCTTCCAGACGCCTCTCTTGTTAGCGGTCTGCCTTGCCAGTTTCGCTCCGACCTTGAGGAGATACTCCGCGCTGTTGTGGGCGGTAGTACCCCTGTTCGCTGCGAGGTCGCGTTCCTGCGTCGAGCCAGGGCGTTCCAGCCACCTTGAAAGGGCTTGTTTTTGCCAATCGGGTGCTGTGGCCCCCAGGATCCGGGTTACTGAATGGAAAATTTCGCCCGTTTCGGGGTGGCTGTAGGTGCGACCTTCCTCGGAGTCGTGACGAACCAGCCTCCACTTGCGCAGCCCCGCTAATGCGTCCTGGGCGCTAGTACAAGTGTTCTCAGTCATTGATGAGGGCCTCTCCGCCCTTCGTGTGTTCTTCGATCCAGGCCTGCTGGAGTTGGTGGACTTTGGTTTCGATCAGGTGGGCGCTGGTGACCCAGCCGATCTGGTCCCCCACTCGGACTTCAACGCTCCCGTCGTCTAGGAAGTTGGTTTCAGTGGGTGGGAGGGTCATTAGATATACGTTCCCAAACTAATAATACCTAAAGAGAAGGGGCCAGGCAAGTCTGACCCCCACCCTTGTTTAGTTATTACTTAGCGCCGCCGAAGGGGTTGCCGCCTACTAGGAGCTGCTTGATGTCGTAGCCGTCTTCCTGTGCTTTAGCCCAGGCGGCGTCGATCTGATCGCGGGCTCCTTTTTTGATCGGTACGGCGCGGAGGCTGTAGCTGATCGGGGCGGTCTTGCCGTCACGTCCCAGGCTGAAGTCCCACTGGGTGAGGTCTTCGTAGTCTTCCATCGAGACGATGGAGTCCAGCTCGCGGATCAGAGTTTTCTGGGTGAACTGGACCACCTGA